GCTTCTGGCAAGATTAACTTTCCATCGACACGTTGACTTGCTAAGAAACCAACTTGTCCTGTTGTTGCAAAAAGTTCATTTAAACGCTTAAATGAACGACCTTGCCTGTCTGCAATCCAGTAATATCCGAAATCACCAAAGGCAATAGACTTTGCTCCGCTTTCTAGTGTCGGTGCATAAGCTGACGTAAAAACTGGTCGATTCAATAGTGTATCTGGCGTACCAGCGGTTAATGATGGTTGCCATAAATATTGTCCTTGACCATCTTTTAATTTTCGAATTGCTTTGATTGTCGCATCGTTCATAATGAATACAGCGTTTTTACGATATGGTGCTTTTAGTGAAAAGACTAAGTCGATAATTTCATCAGCTGTAATTGCTGTAGCCGATGTCGTAGTTACACCTATTTCAGCACCACCTATGTCATTAAATATTCCCGTTGGTTTTCCAACACCGTCACCGATAAGAAAAGCTTCCTCTTCTTTCGCTCCAATTCTTCGTGCAAATTCGGTTGAAATATAACTTTCCATATTAAATGCACTATCGTTTAATAATTCATCAGATATTTTAATCATCGTCCCTAACTTATAAGCACCGATTGAAGTCTGCCCAAACACTGAATCGCTTTCTTCAAATTCCTCTCCTTCATCAAGCCATGCCGCGGAGCCTTTCGTTGTAACAACAGGAATCTTACGATCACCACTTGATGTTTTTACAATTTTCGCTAATTTACGGAAGATATTTTCTTCTTCCAATGTTTGGACAAGTGTACGCTCAAATTCATCTGGAACTAAAAATCCACCTTCAGAGTCTGTCCCAACTGAAAGTGAATTTACAATTTCTATTGATGGTGTTTTACTCTTCATCACTTTCCAAAAAGATTGTTTATATTCATTACTAGCTATCCCTGTTTTATTTTCCTTTTCATGTTTCGAAGGTTCTTCTACAATTCGAGTATTAATTGGTAGATTCAGCTGAGCTTCTAAAGCTTCTTGACGCTCTAATCGTTTAATCTCATTCCCTAAATTAATTACATCTTCTTCCATTCGGTCATAAACTTCTGCATCTTCTGGAGAAATAAGACCATTACTTCCACGCTTTGAATCTAAAAAGGCTTTTGCTGCCTCCCATGTTTTATTTCGCTTTTCTCTTAACTCTAAAATTTTACTCATATTAATTTCCTCCTATTATTTCAATAGATTAAGCCGCTCATAAAGCGGATCAACCGATTGTCCTTTTTGTGGTTTTTGTATCTTGTTTATTAATGAATTTGTTACTGCTCGTCTACTAAAAACAAAGCTGTTCTCAGGTTGGTTTTCATCTTTACCATTTGCGAACATAATGGCATCCGCAAATCCGAGTTCAATTGCTTTATGTGCATTAAGCCACGTTTCAGCATCCATTAATTCGGATAGTTTATTTCTTGATAAACTTGTTTTAATTTCATATGCGTTAATAATGCTTTCTTTTACTTCGTCAAGCATATGCACCGTCTTTTTCATTTCTTCACTATCACCAATTGCGACAGTAAATGGATTATGAATCATCATTAGGGACGTTGGTGACATTTGAATTTCAGTGCCTGCCATCGCAATCACAGATGCTGCCGATGCGGCAATCCCATCAATTTTGACAGTGACATCACCTGGATATTCCATCAACATGTTGTAAATTTGCGCAGCTGCAATACAATCACCCCCTGGCGAATTAATCCAAACTTCAATATCACCTTTGCCTTGCACGAGTTCTTCCCTAAAGGCAGATGGTGTGACTTCATCATCAAACCAACTCTCCTCTGCTATTGCCCCATATAAATGAAGGGTTCGTTTATCAGTTTCATTATTCTTTGTCCAGTTCCAAAACTTCTTCATCTTCGGTTTCCTCCTTTTCATATTTCTTTGCAAACACACCTGCGTCTTGGAGTTTCGTCATATTCCCATTGATTAAATATAAATCTCCTCCAAGTTCATCCGGTATTCGGTCTAAATTCTCAAGTTCACGAATGTCATTAGCACTCATCCAGCCATTTTGCCTTGCTGTTGCATAGCCACTCATTCGTGAAGCATAATCACCTCTAAGCAATCCATCCACATTAAATTTCACAAAGTACGCTTTCTTTTCACTTTTAGTAAACAGTGAACGACTAATTGCTTGTTCCCACCGAATAACCCATGGATCAAGTGTGTATTTAACGAATTCTAACGATTGTTGCTCTATATTAGAAAAGCTCGACTTTTCCAAGTCACCTACCATGTGAGGTGGCACTCGGAAAATTCGAGCAATCTCGTTAATCTGAAATTTTCTTGTTTCAAGAAATTGTGCTTGATCGGGTGCAATTGCGATTTGTTGATACTTCATCCCTTCTTCTAATACAGCAACTCGATGGGCATTACTTGAACCTTGATAAGCTTTATTCCAACTATCCTTTACTCTTTGGGGGTCCTTGATAGTTCCCGGATGTTCTAAGACACCACCTGGTGCCGCTCCATTAGCAAAAAACTTTGCACCATATTCCTCAGTTGCCATTGCTAGACCCACTGCATTTTTAGCCATCGCAATTGGTGAATATCCAACTAAACCATCAAAACCAAGTCCGGGTATATGAAGTACATCTTCAGCTTTTAATGCAATAGTTGTCTTCTCTGACCCATTCATTTCCTCAAATGTTTTTGTGTATAAATAATACAGATTACCTCTCGCATCTCTTTCGACTGACATTTTATTTGGCATAAGTGGATAAAGTGCAATAACCTCCCCTTTTCCATTGCGAATGATCTGAGCATACGCATTTCCCCATAATAAAAGATGAGTCATTAATGTTTCCCTAAACACAAATGAACTCATCTCAGGATTTGGTTCGTCATGAAGTAAAAAATATAAGGTATGGGATATTGCTTTTTCCTTCCCACCTGTATCTGTGTACTTATATAAGTGCAGTGGTAAACCAGCTACCGCTTCAGCTAATATGCGTACACACGAATATACTGCAGTCATTTGCATTGCTGTAAATTCATTAACGGATTTTCCACTACTAGAATTTCCAAAGAAGAAACTATAATTGCTCCCAAATGAATAGTTTTGTGGTTTATCTCTTGCTTTAAATAAATTTGTAAACCACCGCATATGAATATCACCTCCTTAACTTTAGAACACAATCAATCCTCTATCATCATAAACGGAATCACTTGTTCCGCTTCTTCTTATCGCTCGGTCGAGTGCCATAATTGTTGCCACCGCACCATCAATCTTTTCCGTTGATTTTTCCTTGTCAGGTTTAATGTTTCCAGCTGGATCCGTTCGAACATGAATGTTATCCATCATCCAACGTAAAACTGGATGTCCGCCGTGAGCAAGTTTTTCTTCTAATGTTAATTTCATCAACTCTTTTGATGATGGGCTCATATCTTTAAAACCTTGTCCAAAAGGAACTACAGTAAAGCCTAATCCTTCGAGGTTTTGCGTCATCTGAACAGCTCCCCAACGGTCAAAGGCAATTTCCTTTATATTGTATTTCTTTCCTAATTCTTCGATGAACTTTTCAATATAAGCATAGTGAACAACGTTTCCTTCTGTTGTTTGCATGTGACCTTGTTGCTCCCACACATCGTAAGGTACTCTGTCCCTATCCACACGCTGTCTAATGTTTTCTTCAGGTATCCAAAAGTAAGGCAAAACAACATATTTATCATCTTCATATTCTGGTGGAAAGATTAAAACAAATGCTGTGATATCTGTTGTCGATGATAAGTCTAAACCCGCATAGCACTCTCTACCAATTAACCTTTTAGGGTCAACTGGCAAACCACATCTGTCCCACTTTTCCATTGGCATCCATCTGACAGATTGTTTTACCCATTGGTTCAATCGTAACTGCCTAAATAAGTTCTCCTCAGCAGGATTCTGTTTCGCACTTTCACATGCTTGTTCGACTTTCTCTATATCTACTGTAATTCCTAGTGATGGATTTGCCTTCTTCCAAACTTCAGGGTCTGTCCAATCATCATCTTCCTCTGCACCATAGATAACAGGATAAAAAGTAGGATCTATTTTTCTTCCCTCAAGTACATCTTTTGCTTTCTGATGTACTTCGTAACATATTGAATGCTGGTCATTTCCTGCAGTTGTGATTAAGAAATACAATGGTTGTTTCCTTGCGTCCCCTGAACCATGAGTCATAACATCGTATAGCCTTCGGTTCGGTTGTGCATGTAACTCATCAAAAACTACCCCATGGAC